CGCCTGTTCCGCGCGCAAGGCGTCGGTGTAGGTCTGGCGCACCGCTCGGTGGAACGCCGCGACATCAGGTGGCGGACGCGGACCCATGACGCCGCCCAGCACCGCACCGGTGAGTCCGCTGAGAAACACGCCCTCCCAGTTGAAGTCGTTGCGCATGCGATCCGGCATCACGAGGTTCATTGCCTCGCGGCTCGCTTCGCCAGAAATAGCACCAGCGACGAACCCTGTCCCGAGCCGCACCGCTGTTCCGCCAGGCGCTGACAGCGGAATGACGCCCGCCGCCGACGTGGTGAACCACTGCCCCGTCGCTGCCGCCAGGGCAGCCATGCCGTTCCCGGTTTCGGCGAACACCTTGCGGCCCGTGTTGACCGCATCCGACAGCGCAGGAAACGCCATTGACTTCATGCCGTGCTCGATTGCCGCAACCGCGAACTCGCCGGTGCTGGCCGCGGCCGGCAGCGCCTTCATCGTCCCGCCCGCGCCCGTTGCCATGATCTGAGAGATCGTGCTCAGAGTTCCAACGACGGAGTGCACAGCCTTCACAGCCAAGTTCGATTTCGGGTCAACCTCGAACCGCGGTTCATTCGCCACGAGCGGGTCGACCATGCGGCGGAACCACCAATCGCTTGCGTTGGTCCCGCCCGCGATCTTGTCGTACAGGGTCGGCAGCGCGCCCAGGAGCACGTTGGTGGCGATCATTCCCTTGTTGGCCGGGCCGGCGAACGCTTGGACCGCAGCCTCGGCTCCGACCTTGGCCCCTTCCCACAGCTGCTCGATGCCCGAGAGTTTGTCGAACTCATCCTGCGCCACTCGGGCGCTGTCTGGATTCGCGAGAACCCAATTCGCCAGCACAGGGTTGGTCGCCAAAAGCCCCGCGTTGCGCTGTGCCCGAGCCTGCGCTTGGAACTGCGGCACGTCGGTTTCCACCGCCGATTGAGGCATGCCGAGTTCACGCGCGATAGGCGCGGCCGCCGCAGCCGTTGCCGTTGGCTTCTGGCTGTTGGCCACCGCCGTGGCCTTGGCGCCCATCAGATTCTCGTCCTTGGCTTGGCGCACAAAGTCCTCGAAGTCGTAGAGCTTCGCAGGCGGCTTCAGGGCCGGAGGCGGTGCAAGACCCTCATCCGGCACCCCGGGCGCAACCAGCGCCCCGCCAGACCCCGCCATGCGCGCCTTTTCAGTACGGACGAATTCTTCGAAGTCCATTACTTGTAGCCCGCCGCTTTGTATGCGTTCCAGAACTTTTGCAACTCGGACTGTGACTTGGGCGGCTCCCCCTTGTTGCCAGCCGTGAACTTTCGAACCATTTCCGTATATTCAAAGGTCTTCGGATCAGGCAGCGGAACGTAGAAATCCCCCATATTCCCAGGCGCCACTTCGTATTGCCGCACACTCGAGTCGTAGAACCCTCCCCATGTCCGACGCTGTTTTCCTGGAACGAGAAGGCCCGCCGCCATGCGCTGTATTTCCGTCGTGTTGGGCCACTTCTTGTTGTCGAGGTGAAACTGTTCAAAGCTCTCTTTCAACCGCCCATAGAAATCGTCGTTCTTCTTTTGCCCTGTCGTGTCGTTCTTGCGCACCGCGCTCCCAAGACCGGCCGCCTTGAGCATGTCGTCAATATCGGTCTTGGCCCTGCTCCAGTTGAAGTCTTTGAGTTGCGCCTCCTCTTGCTTGAGGTTGCTGCCGCGCTGCCTCGACATCAAGTTCAGCACAGCAGTGTCAGGCATCGAACCGTACAGTTTGCTCAGGTCGTTCTTCGTGGCGTCTCTGAATTCATTCGGCCGCTCGCTTTCCATGCCGAGTTGCGCGTAGTAAATGTCGATCCCCTTCTGATCCCACTTCTTGTCACCTGTGGCCAGTCGGGTCTGAAACGCCAATCGGCCTTCAGGCGTTGCCGTCTCGAACGCGGCGCGGATGGATGGATTCGCCATGGCCTGGTCAATGGTCTTGACCGCATCGCTCCCGTCGCCCTTGGTCCCGACAAGCGCCTGGGTCAGCGTGTCGTGCGCTGCGGCCTGGCGCGCTTGCTCCGCACCCAGCACCTGATTCGCGTTTTGCAAAGTTCGCGCCACGTACCCATCAACGAACCGAGGATCGTTCGGGTACATCGCTTCGGCATGAGCCCGAGCTCGATCGAGCAACGCCGGCAGGGTCTCAGCCTTGATCTGGTTCACGCTGGGGCCGCTCACAGGCTGATCTGCTGCCGCACCCGAGAGCTTGCGCATCCCCTCGGTGACGTACTTCTTGGTCTCGCTGAATGGAATCTGGGCGATCCAGTCCGAGACCGAAACCTTGCCGGTCCTTGGGTCTCCGTACTTCGCAAGCCACTTGTCAACCGCCCCCGCGCCGGCGTTGTACGAGGCAAGCACCAGGGCCGGGTGACCATAACGTGCGGTCATCGCTCCGGCAGTCTCGCGCCCGACCCGCGCAAGTTCGTCAGGATCGTTCAGGTCCGAGGCCGGCCGGACTCCAAACCCAGGGTCTGCCGCCGTGCTGGGCTGCACCTGCATCTCGCCTTGCGCTCCGGTGCGCGATGTGAGCAAACTGCCATCAGGCCCGAAGCGCTGACCGCGGCTTTCCATCTGCTTAATCACAGACACCACTTCCGGGGCTTGCAAAGGTTTGACACCCTCGATCGCCGGGTAGACCATTCTCGGGTCCATCGCCCCGCCGCCGAACACTTCAGCCCGGGCGCCGTCGCGCATCTGCACGTCCTTGACCCCACTCTGCACGAGTTGGCTCAAGTGCAACAGCGCCTGCGGCCCGAGTTGATCGGCCACCATTTTGAACATGCCCTCGGCGCGGTATGGATCGCGCGCAACCACGCCAGGCACTCCGTCCAGCACCGCCATAATCCGCGACGTGTATGCCGCGTCCATGTACTTCGCCTTCAGCGCCTTCACTTCTTCTGCCGGCAGTCCTTTGCGTTTGGCCACGCCGTCGATGGTCGCATTCACGCGCGCCTGCCCCACCGCGAAACTCAGATCGTCGTTCGGCCGCTGCGCAATCCCGCGCAACGTTCCTTCAATCGTTCCGTTTGCCGTTGAGTCGTTGAACGCCTCGGTCTGCACCGCCTGATGCTGCATGAGCGCACTTCGGTATTGCAGCGCAGCAACCGGGGCGCGGTCCTTGAACAGTTTGCGCTGGCGATCGTTCTGCAGTCCGTCGCTGATCGCCTTCGCGGCGTCGTTGAACTTGCCCATGTACCCGTCGAGGAACTGCTGCCCGACCGTACCGCCTTCCTTGATGTTGCGAAACCCGGTTTTCGGATCGAACTCGAGCGAGGCCTTGTCCTCGTGCAAGCGGTTGAGCCCGGCCTCGGCCACGATCATGTCCTGATCGGCGTTGGTCGCGTCGATGATGGCGGACGCCTGTTGTGCCTCGTGTCCTGCCCCGCGCAGTTCGTTGCTCAGTCCCGCGGTCAGGTTGACCGGCGCATAGTTCGCCACGCCCGCAGCAGACCGCAGGCTCGGCCCAGCGGTCTCCCGCGCGCCGAATGCTGTTGCGTCTGGAAGCGTGGCCATCAGTACACGCCCCGGGTCCAGTCGTCAGGCGAATCTTCGCTGTTGACCATGTTGCTCGGCCCGTCGCCGCCGTACTTCTGCCGCAGGGATAGCGTAGGCCCCATGCCACCGGCCAGCGACACCGCCATGCGACGCTCTTGCGCCTTGCCCTTCAGCCCCGTGGCACCAGCACCCATCACCCCGCCGACAGCGCTCAAGCGTGCTGCGTTGGCTTGGTTCTTGGAACCGAAGACGGCGGCATCGGCGTCCATGTTCAACACCCTGGCGGACGATTCTCCGTGATAGATCGCCAAAGCCCGTCGATAGGCGCCCTCGGCCGCGATGTCAGAAATCGTGTTGACCACTCCCGGATCACTCGCCCCGCCGCCGCTCGCCGCCGCCACCGCCAGGGCCCTGGATGCGATCAGCCGGGTCTGCCGGTCGACGTTTTCAGCGTCGTGCTGTCCAACGGCCAACATCTGGCCAGCATTCACTCGCAATTGCTCGGCCTGGTACTCGCCAGCTTGCCGGGCCTGGTTCGCATAGACGATGTTCCCCATCGCGCCGATCAATTGACCGGATACATCCAGGTTCGTCCCCGCGCGAAACAGGGCCAACGGATCGTTGAAGAAGTCCATCAGTTGACCTCCAAATCAATGATGGCAGCCGAGACGGTCACTGACCTCGGGGCCTGAGCCTGCAAGCACAGGGTCTCGTTCGTGCCCCACTTGCCGGGCAGGACGGTCGGGTCTTCGTCGTAATCCGTTCGCGTTTCGGTGCTGACGGTCGTCCCTTGCTCGATGTCGTGCAGGTTGTCGAGCACATCGAAGTCACGCCCCACACGAAGCCCGTGCTTGTGCACGTCGTGCATGATGAGCGCGACACGGCTCGTTGTCTTGACCTGTCCCAGCATCTCGCCGAGATTTGCGCTTTCGAACTGCCCCGTGTACCCCAAACCGGCGACGACGTTGGTCGCGGCAGTTGGCAGGGTCAACAGTCCCGCCGCGCTCGTGGTGTACCGCTGAGTCCAGTTCTCGGGGTCTGTCGTGTCGTCGGTCCCGATATCTGCCCCATCAGCCCATACCACCACCTCTGTCGACGGAAGATGCGGCAGACTGAACGTGGTAGATGACCCCGTGAACGCAATGTGCGCATCGGCCAGCAGGGACAGTTGCCCACCCCGGCACGATTGCTCCTGCGCCCACTTCTCGATGAATCGCACCGTCGAGCCGTTGATCGTGCGCTTGACGATGTAGTACACCTGATCGTCAAGATTTCCAGACGCCGCCGGCAGGACGCACACGTCCTCGATGAGCCCATCGGTTTCAATCGTGATCCACGCCCGCACCTCTTCGTGCTTTTCGACCACCATCATCATTGCAGTGCCGTCAGCCAGGACACAGTGAACTCGGGAATCAGGCTGCCTCTGCGCATCCATTCGAACGATCCCGACCAGGCCCAATTCCGGTACCAGTTCCGTGGCATCGTTGATCGCATAGTCGAACGTCCGCGTCTCGAGGCTCAGTTCGTAGACCCGCGCGCCGCTGCGGTTGACGAAGTAGCCCTCCTGGTCGAGTTTCACCGCATCCACGTTGCCAGAGCCCTGAGTCCCGGCGTCCTTGATGTGGAAATTCGTTGGCGTGATCGGCTCATCGAATGAGCTTGAGCGAATCGACGCTTCGGCTCCATCGGTGCCTATCAGCAGCCGCTGCAACGCAAGCGACCAGTTGATGGTGTCCACAGGTCCCGATCCGATCGTGCGATTGATCGGTCCGGAATCCCCTTCCACAGTCTCGTCGAATGAATCGAGCGTGTCTGAAACCGTCGCCCACACCCCATTCAACCCGAACCACCAAAGGCGCCCTTCCGACAGGCGTACTGCCGTGGGATACCCGTCAAGATCGGACCAGTTCCCCATTTGCCAATTGTCCGACGCGGTGATGCCGCCCATCGCGGACAGCACTTCTGCGCTTACCAATAGCGCTGTCGTAACCGCAGTGATCCTGGCCACGCCGCGCACGCTGCCGCTACCGATGGACAGCGACATCGTGATGTTGTCCGGGGCGATGCGATTGGTAAGCCGCAGTCGGTAGTAAACGATCTGGTTGTTCAGTCCGTCGAGATAGCCTACGGTCACGTCAGCGGTGTACGAACCCGTCGCACCGACATTGACCCATGAGGCGTTGTCGTAGGACCGCTGAAGGTCTACTGTCGATACCGTTGCATCACCCGACACAATGACCGAGAACGAACGCTCTTCGTTGATCCCAGTCACGCGGATCGACGCGGTTACGCCGCCCGTGACCGCTGACGTAGTGGACACCTGTTGCCCTACCGATGTCACGGCGACCAAAGACCCGACATGGCCCGACTTGAACAGCGCCGCAGTTGCCGTCAGCGTGATGTTGCCGCTCAACGCGCTGGCCGTGATCGTGGTCGGCGTGATGTTGCGGACTTTGAAAGGCCCGTCGTCCGGCTCGTACAAAACGATTGACCACGATCTCGCTTGCGGTCTCGTACCGCGCCGCTCAATGCGCCGCTGCTTCAAGGTTCGGCATGCCACGAATAGCACATCCGCCGACTGCTCATACCGCACGCTGCTCAGGAGGGCCGCGGTCCACGGCGTCGTCAGCGTCACGACACCAGCCGCTTCCACCTCGCAACTGTCAATCCACACGACCCGCAGAAGCGAACTGAAAAACCGGATGTAGAAGTCCCCTGTCGGGGTGAACGCAAGTGAATGGGTTCCGGTTCGAAGCAAGGTCTCTGTCACGTACTCGTCGCCCGTCGCCGTGGACCCCACGCGCAGGTAGACCGGGCCGCGAGCGATCGCGATGCGCAAGGCATGTTCGACACCGATATTCCCGCCGGCCACCGTCACAGTCTGGTCGCGGATCGCGCGTGCCGTCCCGTTCCCGACCAACTGCATGTAGCTCGGCGCGACCCAGGATGACGTGGCCCCGGCCTCGTCGTTGTCGGTCCAACTGTTGATGTTGGCCGGGAACGATCCGTTCGTCACTGCTGAGGTCACGGCCGGGCGCGTGAGCACCACATCGTTGATGATGATCCTCATCGACAGATTCGTGAGTTCGATCAGCGCATGGTCGGTGGTGCCGAAGATGAACCGCAGCATGCGCCCCGCAAGATTGCTTGCGGTGTTCACGATGTACTGCAAACCCGGGCGCAGGAACATGGAACCCAGCACTCGCGGAACCATGTTCGTCTGCGTCTTGGCGGACATGCCAACGCGCTTCACGTCGATACGCGACAGGCCTCGTCGGTCGACGATGCCCTTGTTGAACGTCAGCAACGGGACCGTTTGCTTGGCCACGGATTACCCCGTCAAGTTGCCGGTCGTGTTTCCTCCGTCGCGCCGGCTCGGGTAGCGACTTCGAGCCCTGACCCAACTGCCCGTTGGCATGAACTTCGTCGGCTCCGCCATCAGCGAATTGTTCTTGGCCTCACGCAGCGCGTCCTTGTAGATCTTGAGCACGCGCTCGCGCTCTTCCTCGCTGTTCTTGATCTTGTGGATGATCTTCTTCGCGAGGTGCGCCTCCACGAGATCGCGGAACTGCCCGGGCCACTTGCTGTAGTCCCGGCCATACCCAACGTCATCAGAGACGTAGCGCACGTAAAGCGTGTCCACGTCACTGTACCAATAGCCCGCCTCGTCAACGTACCGGGTCTGCGGATTGCGGAAGAACTCGTCGGTGCACAGCGCCGAAGTGATGACCCAATCGTCCGGCTTGACAAACGCCCGCGAGTAGCCGTAGTCCGGCGTCACGCCGCTGTCGTAGTCAATCTGGATCGTCCGCATTGCGAAGTACCACTGCCCGCGCTCAAGGCAGTTCCTGACCCCGTCCTCGACATCCCAAACGTGATCCAGCAAGCGACGTGTTTCCTGCGCCTCGGTGAGAGACGCAAGAAACCGCTCGCCGCAGATCAGCAGCGCGCCGTTGAAAAAGTCCAGTTTCGTGGACATGGCCTACCGAGCCAGCGCAGGCTCCGCGGCTTTCTCGTAGCTCGACAGCCAGTCATTGGCCTCGGAGCGCGATGCGAAACTTTCACGCACCACCGCCATGTCGCTGCCACGGATGACCGTCCACTTGCGTTGCGGGCCTTTCCATTCAACCTTGTGCCGGTTCGAGATCGGCACGTCATCGACGGCGGTCAGTTCATAGGCTTTCAGCAGGTGAACCTTGGCCCAGGTCCGCTCGCACTGAAGCACGAGCAGCTCGGCCAGCCATTCGCCCGTGTCAAGCCGGACCTCGATGCGGTCGTAGGGCTTGAACTGCGCCGCCATCAGCGCCCAGTACGAGTCGCTTTGAATGTCGGCGAGCGTGGTGCCTTCCGATGCGTTGTGACACCAATCCTGGCGCTGGAACTCGGCCAGTTGGGTGCGTGTCGGCGTGGCTTGCGGCTCGCGCTTTGCTTTGACTTCCATGATGTTCCCTCTCTCTGGTTGAAAAAAAGGCCGGGGATTGCCCGGCCTGGAAGTGGCCCCTGCAAAGGGTCAGTTGGCTGTCGACGTGTTCAACGATCCGGTGGACAGCGAAGCGCCCGCCGTCGAGACCGAAACGATAGCGCCCAGGAACGTCTGCACCGAAGAACCCAGCGAACTGAACTGGCAGCCCATGACCATGTCGCCTGCGCGCATGCCGAGGTAGAACCCGTCGCTGAAGAAGTTGGTGGCCGTGAGGTCCGTGGTCAGGTTCGTCGATGCGTAGAACCACAATCCACCACCCGCACCGCCTGGCGCGTTGGGGTTGTTCGCCGCGGTTGAACCCTGCGTCGACAGGAACTGCGTCGAACCCGAGATGACGGGGTTTGCCGCCATCCCGGATGCGATTTGACGCGGCGGGTTGGAAACCGAAGATGCTGAAGTGGTGCCGAAGTAGGCCATGGTGTGTACTCCTGGGTTGAGGGGTTAGGCCAGAGCCGAGCCGTCGGCCGTGATCACCACGACGCCGGTGTTCTGCAACAGCAGGGCGCCCATGTACGCACTGGCGCGCGCCCACGAGTAATCCTGTTCTTCGTCGCGGCCCACCGGGGTCTGCATGCCCGCCGTGTCGATCGCATGGCCGGCTGCGGTCTTGTGGTACAGGAACGACTTTTCGGACGTTGTTCCTTTGCCGGGCAAGTTCGGATGCTCGATAACGAGCGCGTTGCGCCACCGATAGGCCGGCGGTTGATCGCGCCAACTCGGCGTGTCCCCGGCATACGGTCGCAGTTGCACGTAGGTCGCGCTGGAGAACTCCGGCGCTTGCTCCAAGTAGCCCAGGAATGACGGCTGGCACAGCAGCGTAATGTTGCTGTCCCACGGCACCGAGGCGTTGCTGAGTTTCACGCGGGCGTTTTGGAACAGGTTCACCGACGGCAGGGTCGTTGCACTGCCGATCGCCACGGTGCCGGTGTTGAGCGAGGTGATGATCAGATCGTCGATCTTGCG